AAAGGCTTTGCCTCAATTATGTCTGAGGAAAGCGTTGGTTTTTCTACATTACGAGCGCTTTATTGGGCGGGGTTAAAGTGGAAAATGAGAGGGTTAACAATTGCGCAGGCGGGCCATATTGTCCAAGAAAAAATGGATAATGGCGAAACTATGCAAGAATTGTTCAAGCCTGTTATGAAAGCTATGCAAAATAGCGGTTTAATGGGTAAGAATGACGATTCAAAAGAAGTTGATCCTTTAGAGGGCGTTTTAAATTCTGATTCTGAGGAAGATGAAGAAAAAAACTAAATAAGGGCATTGATTGGGAGGGCTTGAAGCGTATTGCGTTCGGCCCTCTTTGTTTAATGCCCGCACAATTTTGGAAATTAACACTAACAGAATTTAATGAGTTAGTTGAAGGGTATAAACTTAGAAATAAAATGGAATGGGAACGTACAGCCCAATTAGCTGTTTGGATCATGCAACCTCATGTGAAAGAAAAAATGAGCGTTGATAAATTAATTAAATTAAAAGACGATAAACCAAAAATATCTGAGGAACAACAAAAAGAAAAATTAGGCGGTTTATTTGACGAATTGGGGTGAGTGAATGGCAAACCAAACTTTAGCAGATTTATTTGTTAGTATCGGAGCGGATACAACGGGTTTTGATCGTGAAATGCGACAAATGCAAAGAGAAATGCAAACAGCAACCGCGAGTATGAGAAGATATGCGGGGGGCTTTACAAGTTCCCTTAGTAGCATTGGACCAAAAACACAAGAATTAAAAGCTCGTATGATGGAATGGCATGCAACCTCTAAAACGGCTATGAGTGGTTTTAGGGAAGATATGGCGGGCGTACAATTAAAATTCCTGGATATGGCCCAAGGTATGAAAGACTTTAAAGGATCGAATGACGATTTTTTACATGGCCTTGAGAAATTAGGAAAAGAACAAAAAACAATCACGGATAATATGATGAAACAAAACGAGGCCATGAAACTTGGGTTTATACAAGGCATTGCAACAATGCTTGCGAGAAGTACACAAAGCGAAAAAATAGCCCAAAATTTTGATCGTATGAATAACCCGTTATATAAAGTGAATAACGCATTTTTAGGGATTACAGGTAATTTGGAAAAAATGGCGCACCAGGGGCAACCTGCCGTATTAGCTTTAAAAATGTTAGGACCTACCGCAAACATGAAAGCGTTAAATGATATGACAATGTTAATTAATGGCGGTTTAATGCGTATGCCTATGGTTGCTATGGCGGGCGGTTTAGCGGTTGGATTAATGTTTGCAGGATTAGCAAAATCGGCTTCTGAGAACGTACCAGGGTTTAGCGGATCATTGCAAGCTATGGGCGCAAGTATTAGTTTAGCTTTTCGTCCTATGGTTGAAATATTTGGTCAAGTAGTTATGGCAATTGCTAATTTAATAACTAAAGTCGCTGTAATGGTCACGAATTTTAATGATGCTCACCCAATACTAGCAAAAGTTATTCAAGGGTTTTTAATGCTTATTCCTATCTTGATCTTAATTCTATCACCTTTAGCAATTGGAATCGGATTAGTAAACGGGTTAACAGCTTCATTTGGCGCTTTATGGATGATGATTGGACCAGGTGTCATTGGATTAGGCGCAATTATGGGAACTGTTTTATTAGTTGCAGGGGCTTTGGTTGCGTTGGGCGTTGCTGTATGGGCTTTATGGACAAAGACAGATTGGTTTAAAAGCGCTGTAATCGGAGCTTGGGAGGCAATTAAAACAGCGACAATTGCTGTATGGAATTACATCTATAATAACGGGATAAAGCCCGCTATTGATGCGATAAGTATTTATGTTACATCTGTATTAACCCGTTTAAAAGCATTTTGGCAATTATACGGCGATGATGTAATGAAAATCTTATCTATTGCGTGGACATTGATAAAAACTATATTTATGGTGAACTTAGAATACATTAAAACGATTTTTCTAGTTGCGTTTACTTTGTTAAAAACAACGGTTTCAGTAGTTTTCCAAACAATTAAAACGATCATTGACGTTGTTTTAAATACAATTGGCGGTTTAATTAAGTTTTGGGTTGCTATCTTTCATGGAGATTTTAAAGGCGCTTTCGAAGCGATCAAAGGAATTGTAACAGATAACTTTAATACAATTGTTAATTTCATTAAGGGCCTTGGATCAACTTTCTTTGATGCAGGAAAAGGGCTAGTTGAAATGATGGCAAAAGGTATTAAGAGTGCTATGGGCGCTGTATTGGACGGAATGAAAGAGTTAGCAAAGAAAGCAAGGGATTTTTTACCGTTCTCACCTGCTAAAACAGGGCCATTAAGCGACTTAGATAAACTAGACTTTGGCGGGCCTATTTCCGATTCGATTAATAAAGCTATTCCAAATGTAAAGGGGTTATTAACTGATTTAGTTACATTACCTGCAATTACTACAGCGCATGGCCAAAGCGCCTCTACAGGCTCAGAAAGCCATGTATGGAACGTTTCAATTAATGCGGATAGCTTAGAACAAGTAAAATCAATTACAGACTTATTTAACACGCTACAACAAACAAAACGAGCTAGGGGGTAACATATGCCTACTAATAATTTTAAAGTGGGGGAAATGCTGAATAAGCGTTCCCTCAACTCTAAAACATGGATTAACTTTGACGGATCATACACAACAGAGATTCACCAGGGACAAATACATTTTGAGGATTACGAAGGAAATTTACACAATATCGACACAAATTTATTTGATGAGGCTGATTTATTTGACTATGACGGCCCAATAGAGAAACATGGGAAAGATTTATTAAATGAGGCAAGAGAACGAGCAAGAGCCGATAAAAAGGCAAGTAAAATGAATCGAGATACTTATGATTTTCAAGGCTTAAAAGTGCCATTCCTTGCTAAATTACCACGCAATTTTAAACGAGGATACAAAATAGGGCATGGCGATAATAAATTACACTTTAAACCCGTAGGGGCAAGCCCTTCAAAAGGGTACGTTGACGAAGAAAGAGGGAATTGTATTCATTACCAAGATGCTTGGAATGATGCGGACGTTTGTCTAGAATTAACAGACAAAGGGATAAAAGAAACGATTGTCTTAAAAACAGACAGAGCGCCTTATAAATTCTCTTTTGAAGTATTAGGAACACTTGAGGACGATTTAACAGCGGGTACAATGGCATTACAGCCCGCATGGTTAGAGGATGCAGAAGGCACTAAACGAGATGTAACCCAAACAATTAGACGAGTAGGGGAACAAACATTTATTGATTTAGAGGCAGATGTTGTAGGGCTTGTTTATCCGATTTATATTGATCCAACTGTAACGATTCAACCGAACGGAACAGCAGGAAAAGATGCGTTTGTGTATAGCGGTACTCCCGATTCAACGAATGACGTAACGAATATAACTATTGGCCGTGATAGTAGCGGATTAAACAGAGGATTAATTCAATTTGATTTATCAACAATTCCTGTTAGTTCTGTTATAACAAATGCAACAATAACTTTTTATGTTCCAAATAGTTTTGATGGCGTAGCTAGAACGGTTAATATTCACCGAATAACGAATACTTGGACTGAAAATACCGTAACCTGGAATACACAACCAACATTTGATGCGACAATAGCGGGAACTATTTTAGTTACGACAACAGGACAAACACCAATAACAACCGATTTATCAACATTATTTAGTGGTTGGGTTAATAGTTCGTACACAAATTACGGTTTGTTAATGAAAATGAATGATGAATCAACAGCAAACACATATAAACAATTTTCATCATCAGACCATGCAACCGTAGGAAATAGACCTAGTTTATCAGTAACCTACAACGTACCACCAACAACGCCAACAGTTACAGCGCCAAACGGCGGGGAAACGCTAAATAGTAGTTATAACATTACTTGGACAGGGGCGACGGATACAACCGTTGTTGAAACAGCACCAAATGAAACTGTTAGTGTTAGCGGTTTAACTTCTTATGCAACGATAGGGCAAACATACAAAGTTAAAAATACAGGGGTTATAACCGATGTTTCGTTTTATGTTATGCCAAATAACGCCTCATTTAGTATGACTTTAGATATAAAAAATAGTACAGACGGACAAACGCCAGGAACAACAACTTATGCAACAAAGTCCGCTAGTGTACCTGTTAATATGTTATTTAATAAAGTTACATTTACACTAACAACGCCGTTAAGTGTAACTCAGAATCAACTTCTATTCTTTAAAATTAGCGGTATACCTTCTGATTCTGTAAGTTTATATTGTAGTGGTAGTAGTGTATATGTAGATGGAAATGCTTATTGGAATTCAGTACAAACAAGAGATTTTAGGGTAGATGTTTCGGAGCAAGCATCGTCTTATTTGCAATACCACATTCAATTAAGTACAGATAACGGAACAAATTGGAAAGATATCATAGCATTAACAAGCGCAGGAGCAACTTCTTATACTTATGATTTTATTAACGAGGCGCAAACTAGCACAGGATTAATAAGAATACGAGCTTATGATGGATCGGCTTACGGGCCTTATGACCAATCAAACGGAGTATTTACAATACAGCACAACCAAGCGCCAACAGCGCCGACAAATTTAAGCCCAAGCGGTACAGTAATAGACAGGGCGCAAATACAGCGTATTTCATGGCAACATAATGATCCGAACGCCGATACACAAAGTAAATTTGATTTACAATGGCGTTTACAGGGCGGGAGTTGGACAACTGTAACACAAACTACAGTTAACCAATATTATGATGCACCTGCTTTAACTTTCCCCGCAGGCACAATAGAATATCAAGTGAGAACATACGATCAAGCGGGATTGAGTGGTCCATACTCAGCGATAACAACGTTTACGAGCGCAGATAAACCAACAACGCCGACAATTACAAGCCCAACAAACGGGGCAACGGTAGCGGTTGCTAATCCTGTTGTTCAATGGAGCGCACCGACACAAAGTGATTATTGGGTAAAAATTACGGATAGCACAGGAAATACAACGATATTTGAAGAAATAAAAACAAGTGGGAATAAAGCGACAACCGTTACAACGAACTTGAGCAATAGCACATCATATAAAGTAAAAGTTGCGATTAAAACAGTATCAAGTGGGTTATGGTCAGATTTTGCGAGTAATGATATTACTGTTTCTTATACACCGCCTGCAATTCCTACTTTAACAAGCATTGAAGATAATATTCGAGGCTCAATTGCAATAACAATTAACAATCCTACACCAACAGGAACACAACCAACGGTTACAAGTTGCGATTTATACCGTCAAGAAGGTACAGGGGCGTTTGTTTGTATTAAAAAAGGGATTAACGGATCGTACACCGATTACACAGTTAAACCGAATACAACAATTAGTTATTATGTAATTGCAAACGGGAATAACGGGACAGTAAGCCAAAGCGCAACAATTACCGACAGCGCAGGGGTGAGCCTCACACAACTAGCCCTGTTAAGCGATAACACTAAATACGTTACTTTAACCCTTGGGACAAAATTAAACGAAAGTAGAAAGGTTGAACGGGCTTTAATGCAATTCGCAGGGCGCAAATATGCGGTTGCTGAGTTTGGGGAACAAAAAGAAAACGGCTACAGCTATTCATACGTTATTAAAACTCAAGCTGAATTAGATACATTAGAAAGTATTTTAGATGCACAAGAAACGATTTTGTTAAGGGATACAAAAGGAAGAAAAGCCTTTGTTACTCTTGAGGGAATTAGCATTAATGAATTAGCGACATATTGGGAAATTACATTAAACCCTACACAGGTAGAATATAACGAGGGGGTATAATTATGATTCCTTTGGCAAGGAATGGCTATACAGAGCAGGAAATTAAAGACATTCTACATGGTAAGTATGGAAATAGAAACGTTAAATTCACTTACAAATTGCTAGACAAAAACAATGTAAGTAAGGGTACTTTAACAAATGTGATAAAGGGGGGCGTTAAATACGCCTCTTTTAATGACATTAAGAGAACAGCTACTTTCACAATTGTAGATGATGGGAGCATTAATTTTTTAAGTGATCGTATACAACCGATTATGTCATTAAAGATACCGACTATTAAAAGAGTAGAAAAAGTAAAAGTTAGGTATATACGAGATTTTCTAAGCGGAAATAACAAAAATACCCAATGTCATTGGGTAGAAATACAAGCCTATGACAAAAACGGAGTAAATATAGCGCTTGGGAAAACGGTAACACCTTCCTCTACACCAAGTGGAGTTGCGGGAACTCTTGATCCTCAAAATGTGACAGACGGGAATTTAAACACATATGTTGATTTAGGAACAAATGATAACGTTATTGTAGATTTAGGAGCTACTTACGATATCGAAAGCGTGACAATATGGCATTATTACAGCGATGGGCGTATATATAACGGAACAAAAACAGATGTTTCAGAGGACGGGATAACATGGTTTACTATTTTTGATAGTGCTATTAGTGGAACGTATGCAGAAACGGCACAAGGTAGAAATAATAAAATCACCGTCACGACAACGCACATTGTACCTAGTCAATATATAGATTTTCCTTTAGGAGTGTTTTTATTAGCAACCCCAAAGAGAATGGACGAGGAAAACGCCGTTAAAAGGGAAATAGAGGCCTATGACGGGCTTTTAATCCTTATTGATGATAAATTACAAAGCACCTACACAATTACCGCAGGAACGAACTATAAACAAGCGATTATAGATTTATTAGCAACAGCAGGAATAACACAATATATTATCGAGGACACAACAAAAACTTTGCCAATTACAATGGCGTTTGATCCTGGAACAAGTAAATTAAGTGTTATTAATTCGTTAATTAATCAAATTAACTTTACGCCTATTCGTGTAGATGTATACGGTAATTTCGTAACAAACTCTTATATTGCGCCAAGTAGCCGAGGGATTGAATACACTTATTCAGACGATTCTATGAGCGTAACGTACAAAGGAATGACGGAAAGTTTAGATTTATTTCACATTCCTAATAATTGGGTGGTTGTTGCGACAAATGCAGAAACAGCACCATTAAAAAGTGTATACACCAATTCGAACGCCTCTAGTATTACAAGTACCGTAAGCAGAGGGCGAACAATTACCGATTATCGAGAAATTGACAACATAGCGGATCAACAAAGTTTAGATTCATATACTTTGAGAATTGCAAATGAAGCTAGTCAAATTTACGGGTATTTAGAATTTGATACAGCTATTATGCCTATGCACGATTACCAGGACCTTTTAAACATCGTATATAGTAAACTAGGAATAAACGACAAGTATATAGAAACTGAATGGAGCTTTGACCTGGAAACGGGGGCAAAAATGCACCATGTTGTTAGAAAGGTTGTGACGATCTAATGAACGCTAATGACTTTTTATCATTAATGGAGCAACCGCCAGGAAAAGAAATTAGTTTACGTTTTGGTTATATTGATTCACCTTATACAAGCGGTAGACCGAAAATAAAATTTGATGGACAAGACACAGCAGGAACGAAAACATACCCGTATTTAGCCTCTTATACACCTGTAGCAAATGACAGAGTAATGATCCTTCAAAATGTTGTTATTGGAAAAATACTTTAATATCTATCTATTTATCTATGGTTTATAATGGAAATTAGAGAAACATATTGGGGTAACAACATTTAAAAAGGGGGCTAAAAGGTGAGTAATAGCAATGAAATTAGAGAGATTGATATTATTATTCAGTTAACGAGGCTAGAAACGAAAATCGATGCTATGGGAAACGTCAAAGATGTAGCAAATGAGGCTTTGGCCTCAGTTAAAAGCGCACATCATAGAATTGATAAGATTGATAAAATCATATTTTGGGCAGGTACAGCAATTATAGGCGCTTTAGTTGTTGGGGCTGTAAGTTTACTATTTAAGGGGTGATATTATGCAAACTTCCCAAAACGGAATTAACTTAATTAAAAAATTCGAGGGTGTTCGATTAGTAGCATATAGAGCGCATAAGTCAGAAGAAAATTTAACGATTGGATACGGGCATTACAGCGCTAATATTAAACCTGGACAAGTTATCACGCAAGCACAAGCGGAAGTATACTTAAAGCAAGATTTAAAACGTTTTGAAGATGCTGTAAACGAATTAAAGTTGCCAATCAATCAAAATATGTTTGATGCGCTAATTTCATTCTGTTATAACGTAGGTGAAAATGCGCTTAAAAAATCTACATTACTTAAAAAGATTCAAGCAAAAGACTATATTGGAGCTTCAAACGAATTTGTAAAATGGAATAAAGCAGGCGGGGAAGTGTTAGCGGGATTAACACGCCGTAGATTAGCTGAGAAAGATTTATTTTTAAAAGGATCAGCGAAAACAACAGTTAAACCACCTGTTAAAAAACCTGTAGTTACACCTAAAACTACTCATGTAGTTGTAAAAGGTGAAACGTTAAGCAGAATTTCGATTAAAAACAAAATTACAATAGAACAAATTAAAAAATTAAACCCTGGAATTGATATAAATGTCATTACGCCAGGCCAAAAAATCAGATTGAAATGAGGGGATTAAATGAGTAAAGCGGTAGTTATTCGTATTGTATTATTACTTTTAGCATTAGTTAACCAGGTTTTAGTAGTATTCCATAAAAGCCCGTTACCGATTGACGATAACACAGCGACTTTAATCGTATCAACTGTATTTACTTTGGTAATGTCTATTATTAATGCGGTACATGATAACAAAATTATTAAGAAAAAAGAGCCTGCTAAATAAGCAGGTTTTTTTATTTAAAAAAATTTATTTTTTGGTTCTAAGTGAATTTTATTACACATATATTACTACTGTAAGACAAAATAAAATTTAAGGGGTTGTTGTTAATGGTATTCGAGGGAGCGATTAAAGGGTTATCAACTGAATCTTTGGAAGAATTATTAGAATCAGCTAAAACACTTGCACAAGCGGGCGTTGAAGGTGGTAAAACTAATAAGTACATTCAAGATCAATTGGTAATTGCTGAAATTTGCG